TACAGGCTATGCACTTCCTCGTACTACTAACAGCGTAGCAGGATCAGATTTACGATTATTAAGCAATAATAATTTATCCTTCTTTGCTCCTGGTAGTATTAGAGCCTATAGAGTTGATACAGTTCCTGATTTTAATACGCTTACCTTTGCTAGTGCTAATGTTTTTGTAAATTTTAGTGGATATTTAACAACACAGCAAATAACGAACGGTGCTTTTACATGGCAAGCAACAGGAGCAAGATACGAAGGCACTGTAACACGTAATTTTATCGCTGATTTCTCTGTTATCCTTCTAAATGAAAATAAAGACATTTTAACCTATTTATCTAGTTGGACTAATCTTAAAGACCAAGTTCAAATTGGTAACAAAACTAAGGATGAGATTAAAGGTTCTACCCAATCTCTGAAGATCTTACTCTCAAATCTTATTGTAAATACACAAGAAAGATTCTTGGGAGCTCAAGACTTAGTAGATGGGTACAAAGAAATTGTTAGAAACATAGTAAAGAATAACCATGATAATTTGTTAAAAAGAATTGGTTATAATGTAGATACTAGCGAGTTTGAGAATTTAGATCAACTGAAGAAGACTATCTTAGAATCTAGTCAGATGATGGCTGCTCCTGATAATGTTAGGAACTCTGTAGAAAACTTCTTTAATGATCCTACATTAGGTCTTGAGGTAATGCCTATGAAAAACAAAATAGAGAATGTTCTCTATAGTTTAATTACAAATGGTATTATCTCATTTGACAGACCTGGATCTAGCTATCCACAAGCTGCTATTACTGGTTATGAAACTCTAGGTTCTAGAAAGTTTGATGAGAGTGGACTGCAGAAATCTAACCAAGATACACTCAAGTTCTATGAACCAGTGTTTGATGAAGAAGGTAATTTAATAAAGATTAATCCTGCTGAGATTATTTTACCTTTACCAGACTATTGGATCCAACCTCTCCTTAGATGGGCTAGAACTAATAACTTAGTTAAAGCTCTAGATATATTAAATGCTAGTATTCAAGATAGACCTGAATTATTTCAATTTAAAGGTCTTAGGATTCCTAACCAACAATTGTCTAGTAATGATATATTTCAGGTAAAGAAATTTAATTTACCTACGATGCAGAATTATGTTTTAATTCCATCAGAGATGGTTATTAAAACAGGTGGTGATTTTGACATAGACAAATTAAATATTTATTGGGCAGGAGATACACAAGATAAAATATTTGGAAGAGGCTCAGATGAAGAGATTTTAGATCAGTATGATTATTATGTTTCTGCAGCTAATGAAGTTGGAGAAGATACAATGTCATTTGAAGATTTTTATAATGATAGCAAGAAAATATAATATTCCTATTTCAATATACCAATCTGTAGAAGTTTCTGACAACTATGGAGGTTCAACTGTTGAAGATAGTTTAATATATTCAGTTTGGGCAAATGTAAAAACAAAAAGATCTTCTATATTACAAGAAAACGGACAAAGAGATAATATAGCACAAATTATATTTACCATTCGTAATAGGCAGGATGTTAATTTTAGTGTAAAAAATAATTTTATTCAATACAACGGATTAACTTATAATATTGATTCAATTTTAAATTTAGATTTAGATAATATTGATATTGAGATTTTAGCAAGCCAAAGAGAATAATGGAAATAAAAGGATTAAATACTGTTATTGCTAATATTCGTAAATACGGAAAAGAAGCTGAAAAAGATATTGAAGGAGTTACAGAATTAGTAGCACGTAATATTGAAAAAAATGCAAAACAAGAAGTTAATTCTAAGGCTTCAAATTTTGGTAAATTAGGGCAATCAATACAAGCAGTTAAAGAAACTCCTTTAAATTGGAGAATTGAAGCGGGTGGAGTTTTAGCGCCTTATGCTCCTTTTGTTGAGTTTGGAACTGGTGGATTAGTTAATGTGCCAAATGAATTAAAAGAAATTGCAATTAAGTTCAAAGGCAAAGGAATAAAGCAAGTTAATTTAAGAGCAAGACCTTATTTATATCCATCTTTGTTAAGGGGCAGGACTGAGTATTTAGATAAATTAAAAAAAGTATTAAACAAATATGGTAAATCCAAACAAGTACGTTAGAAAGGCTTTATATGATGCTATTAGTACAGAGTATGATTGTTTTGATACAAATGTTACTGGAAATAAAAACCCAACACAATACGTAATTATATCAACACAAGATAAAGTTGATGATCCTGCAACAAAGTGCGGTCATCGTTGGGAAGTATCAACACTTTTGGATATTGTTTGCATTTATAACGGTTCTGGGAATGTAGGAAGTAGAGTTATTAATGATGATATGGAAGAGGATATAAAAAACGCTATTGAAAACTTACAAGTGCCAGGATATAATGTATTGATTCAGCGTAATGAATACCCTAGTAATTTGGATTCAAGCACATCAACACAAACAGTTTTTAGAAATTTTATTCGTGTTATATTAACTTTAGAATAAAATAGTTATCTTTGAAATAAAATTAATTAAAAAAAATAGAAATTATGAGTATAAGAGGTGAAAAAGGAATACTTTACATTTGGGATACTGCTGCTTACAAGCCAATAGCGTGTCTTACTTCAAATGGACTGAACACAACATTAGCAATGATTGAAAGCACAACTAAATGCTTTCCGGGTGTAGTTAAGAAAACTCCAGGCACATTTAGTTATTCAGTTGATGCAGAAGGAGAATATATCGATACCACAACTGCTGGAGGTGATACTGCAAAAGCTTCACACGATGCTTTATTTTTGTTACAGCAAAACAAGACTTTAGTTGAATGGAAACTAGATACTAATATTGATGATGCATCTTCTGTTAAGTACTTTGGGGATGCTTACATTACTGATTTGAGTGCTACTTTTGGAAGTGGTGATGAGGTTACAACTTTCTCGCTTACTTTAGACGGTGATGGTGCTATTTTATTAACAGACCCGAACGCCTGAACTAGCGTTTTCAATGATGTTTTTAGCAGTGAATTTGCTTAACCTTAAAAATCAATAAAATGACAAGTACAGAATTAAAGGCGCAAATTGATAGCCAAATTACAAATGAAACGACGGCTAACGCCATAACACCAACAGATGTTGGAACAAATTTAAAAGAAGTTGTAGATTATGTTGACCAACAAGTGCCTAATAAAACAGCTACTTCAACAACGTTAAGCGCAACACCTCAAGTATTACCAAGCGATATTAATTCAGTTACTTTTGGTGGTGGTATTGCTTATTTACCCGCTACTACAACAATAGGAAAGGAAGTATTAGTAATTTCTAATGCTACAGGTATTGAAATAAGAGCAAACGAAGGTAATACCAATAAAATGTTTGAAACATTTAACACTTTTGTAGCAAGCGTTACTTTGGCACAATATGAAATGTTTAGATTTACTTATATTGGTTTTGGAACAGGAACAGGTGGTTCAGTAGGTGGTTATTGGAAAGCAGAACAAATATAATTTATGAAAAAAATTAATCTTCAAATAGGCGGTCAATATCGTGATTTTTATTTTGGTTTAGGTTTTTTAGGTAACTTGTTAGATACTGAAAATTTAGCAATGAATGAGATTGATTCTAAATTAGCTGAAAATCCATTTAAGTGGATTCCGTTAATTATGTATTACTCTTGTGCTTATGGCTCTAGACGCAAAAATGAAAACCCTTTATTTGATGCTTTTGATGTTGCTGATTGGATTGATGAGGTTGGAATGGATAGTGAGGTTGTAATTAAATTCTTTCAAGCGTTTAAGGATTCATTAACAAAAGACGTTCCACAAGAAAAAGACAATAAAAAAAAAGTAACGATAGAATAAACTGGAGTGAGGATGTAATTTCTTTTGCCATTGGTGAATTAAAAATGTCGAGTTTGAAAGCGGTTTACGATATGACGTGGGCAGAGTTTCAAATTCGACTTTTTGCATATAAAAGACAAGACCTATACGATTGGCAAAAGTTAAGGGAAGTAATGTGGACTAGTTATATAGCGCCACATCAAGACCCTAAAAAAATGGTAAAAAGAAAGGAAAGTTTCTTACCTTTGGGTAGTGAGAAAAAGATTGTAGGAGTTTCAGACGAAGCAAAAGCAACATTCTTAAAAGAGTTTAAAAAGTATCAAGAAAAAATACAAGCATAATGGCAGGAGGAAAACTTGAAGTACAAATTGGAGCCGACATTACCGACTTTGAAAAGAAAATCAAAGAGGTCGAGTTTGATATAAAAGAACTTTCAAAAGTAAAACTTGAAAAGTTAAAAGTTGGTTTAGATACTACCGAAATCAACGCTCAAATAAAAGATGCTAAACAAAACTTAAACACTCTTAAAACCACTGTAAAAGATACAGGAAATCAAATAGGAGGTCAATTTACTAAACAAGTTGGGAACGGTGGTAATACCTTAATGCAGTTTAGCCGTATCGCTCAAGATGCACCATTTGGTATAATGGGGATTGGAAATAATATAACTGCAACTGCTGAGGCTTTTGGTAATCTTAAAAATAGTACAGGAAGTACAGGGGGAGCTTTAAAGGCATTAGCCTCATCATTAGCGGGTACAGGTGGTATTTTGCTAGGGGTTTCTTTACTTACTACGGGATTGACTTTGTTGGCTCAAAGCGGTTTGACTGTTGGAGATGTAATTGATAAAATTACGGGTAAATTTGATGCTTTTGGTTCTGAATTAAATAAAATTGCTGTTGATTCTGCTAAAAATTCAGCTCAAGAAATAGCTGGAATTAATGCTTTGCTTTCGGTTGCTCAAGATGATGTTAAGTCAAGAAAAGATAGATTATTAGCAGTTGAGGAATTACAGAATAAATATCCTGCTTACTTTGGTAATTTAAATACTGAAAAAATATTAAACGGTGATTTAACAGGAGTTACTAAAGAACTTACAAAAGCTATTATTGCACGTGCAGAAGCTACTGCATTAGCTGACAAAATAGGAGAATTAGCGTCTAAGAAATTAGATTTAGAAATACAAAAAGAAAAAGCTGTATTAAAACTACAACAAGCGCAAAATTTAGAAAAAAATAAAGTAAATGTAACTGGTGGTACTTTTGGAGCTACAGGCTTAAGTACTGAGGGACGTTTAGCTACAGCAACAGCTACTGTTAGAGATTTAAATAAGCAAATATTAGAAATACAAAACCAACAAGATAAATTAGCAGGACGTTTAAATCAAAAAACATCTGATAGTATAAAGTTATTAGAAAAAAAAGCAACTGTTGAAAAAACTAAAACAGTTAAAGCTCCTAAAGAACCAAAAAAACCTAAATTTGATTTTAAGGAAACTTTTATTCCAGGCGGTATTGTACAGCCAAATATAAACTTTGATTCTGTTTTATTGCAAATGGATATTATTCCTGATGTAATAGATGAAAATTTAAAAAGGTCTTTAGCACTAGTTCAGGCTTTTAGCGATGATGTAAGTAGTTTAGTTTCAGGAAGTATAGTTGATACTTTTAATAATTTAGGAAACGCAATAGGAACAGCTTTAGCAACAGGAGGTAATGTTTTTGAAGCTATAGGGCAAAGTTTATTACAAAGTTTAGGTAACTTTTTATCTGATATGGGCAGTTTGCTTATAAAATATGGAACTTTAGCAGTAGTAAAAGGTAAACTAGATTTAGCAATTGCAACAGGTGGACCAGTATCAATTGGTGCAGGAATAGCAGCTATTGCGGTTGGGGTTGCTTTAAAAGCTGTAGGAGGTGCGATATCTTCAAGAGCACAAGGAGGTTCAAGAGCCTCAACATCATCAGGAGCAGGCGCAAATAATCAAAGTTTTTCAAGCGGTGGTTTTTCAAGTGCTTCTGGAGGCGGTACGGTAGTTTTTGAAATAGCAGGGCAAAAACTTATAGGAGTTTTAAACAATACATTAGGTGCAAATAAAAGGCTAGGAGGCTCAATAGGATTAGGATAATGGCAAAGAAAATAATTATACAATTTAACGACCAACCCGTTACTTTAGCAGAAGGCTGGGGTTTTTCTATTTCTGTAAACGGTTTTTTATTGACCTATAACAATACAATGACAGATAATACTGTTTTGTATATGCCTTACGGTTATGTTATAACAGATCCAATTGAATTAGCTATTGGAGTTGATTTAAACGAAACAATAAATAAAAGCTTAGCCTATTTACAAACTTACTTTGTAAATAATTTAATAACTTATACAAGAGTTAATGATACAATTGAATGTAGAGTTGAAGCCGATGCAGTTGTTAATATTTCTGTAGTAAATTCTAGTTTAGAATTAACAACACAAGATATACAACCCGATTCATTAAATTTAAAGTATTACTTAATTTATGGTGATTACGTTTTAAATATTTATCAAAAGAACTATACAGGTAATAACTTTGAGATTTACGGAGCTATTACTATTGAAAAAGGAGGTGTTGATACTATTTTAGAAACAATAAGAGGAACAGGATTAAATTTATCATTAGAGGCTAATTCTGCATTAACTTTTGACGAGTTTTTATTAGCTGATGAGTTTACTTATAAAACTGAATTAATAAAAAACGGACAAACTATTTATAACGGTTATATTAAACCCGATGGAGTTCAACAGTCTTTTGTAAATGATGAATGGCTTGTAAATATAGAATCAGTTGATGGATTAGGACTTTTAAAAGACTTATCTTTTGTGCAAACTAACGGATTGCCATTTTTAGGAAGGTTATCAATGTATGAGGTTATAAAAGGATGCTTAGACAGAACCAGATTAACAATGACTATCAATACTAGTGTTGATGTCGCTTATTTAGGTTATGAAGGAACTAATATATTAAAAGATACTTATGTAAACTCAGAACGTTTTGTAAAGTCAAATAAAGATGACGTAATACAAGATTGTAATTCTGTTTTAAATTCAGTGCTAAATTTGTTTTCTGCGGTAATTACACAAGAGAACGGACAATGGTGGATTTACAGACCGAATGACTTACAAAGTAATACTTTAACTACTTTTATAAATAACGATGATGATACAATCGTACAAAGAAATTTAAGTGCTGTTTTAGGTAGTCAAATTAATAACTTTTACCCTCATCACTGCGGTGCAAATCAACAAATTGAAGTAAAAGGTGCAATCAGTGCTTATCGATTAAATTATGAGTATGGGTTTTTAGATGGATTTATTACTAATTATGAATTAAAACACGATGGTTTTTTAAATTATGAAGGATGGACAATAATAGATTATCCAGAAAAAATAATTAATATTCCAAATGATACAAGTGGTTTAATAATGGAGTCAGGAGGTTTTTGGCAAACGTCAACAGCTTTACAATCTGATACTTTTTTTGTATCTCAAAGTTCATTATTTACCTTTAAGGCTAAATTAAAAACTTATTCATACTGGCATATATTTTGGTTTAAAATTGAAACTTCTGACGGATATTATTTAAAAGGATTAGGTGATTTTGTTTACGAATGGTCAACAGATTCTAATTCTAAGTTTGGAGTATTTGTAGGAGAACAAGCAAATCCTAACGAGTTTACAAAAGATTATTCGTTTGAAATACCAGCTATAATAAATGATTGTTTTTTAACAGTAAGTATATTATTTACTGAAAGAGTACTAGCTAATGAACCAGGTTTAACCGAAGTAAGTTATATCCAAATCTCAGACGATATTCTTAAAAAAAATGGTTGGGTTGGTGAGTTCCATACCGTAACTCGTGGCAACCCTCCAAGCTCAATAACAAAAGAAAATCAAAAAGTATTTAACGGTGACTCAGGTGCTATATTTATAGGCTCAATCTACAAAGCAGATAACACAAACGTTACAACTTTATGGAGTAGAAAAAATAAATTTGAATCAAAAGCATTATTACAAATAAGTGCTGAAGATGATTTACGTATTCAGTCATCACCAATAAAGTTATTTACAGGCGATATTTACGGACAAATACCTTATTTATCATTAGTAGAAATTGATAATGTTTTCGGACTGTTTATGTTTATAAATTACTCTTATGATATACAAACAAATATTATAAGTGGTAAATTATTACAATTGTTTAATATTGATTTAGGTGATATTCAGTATCTGTTTTCATACGACTATGGTAACAATACTATACGCCCAACCATAAAGGGTTAGATATGTGTCCAAGTTTTATTAAGCTTTATATCATAAATTGTTGTTCTACTAATATTATATATTTTAGATAATTTAGTTGGAGTTAAATTGCTTTCTCTTATTTCTAAAACTTTTATATTGTTTAATTTTACACATTTACTATCTTCACCTTTTTTAAAAATTATTAAATTATTTTTAATAGCGTGTTTAGTATTTTCTTTTGATGTACACCATTCTAAGTTTTCAAATCTATTATCCGATTTAATTCCATTTATATGGTTTACACTTGCTTTATTAAATAAATTTGGAATAAAAGCAATAGCAACTAATCGATGAACTTTAATAGTTTTTTGTTTATTATTTAAATGTACACCAACAGATAAATATCCATTACTATTGACTTGTTTCAATATTCTTTCTTTTAAAAGAATAGGGTATTTATTTCTCATTAAATAATATTTCTCTAAACTTTTTACGTTCCCTAAATTACTAACTTGATAATTTTCAAATCCTTTTATACTTTTCCAAATTTCCATAATACAAAAACCCGATTAAAAGTGATGCAAGGCACTAGAAATCGGGAGTTTATTAAATTTTTAATATCTGCTTGCATTCAGATACACAAATATACAAAAAAATTATTATCTTTGAAAATATATTAGTCTAATATGGAATTTACAAAAGGAGAGGACAGGGTTTTATACATAAAAATAAACGGTAATTGGCTTCCGATTGCTTGTTTAACTAGTAATTCTATTTCTGAAACTGCTGAAATGTTACCTACAACGACAAGAGATAACTCAGGTTGGAGAACATCAAGACCAACAGCACAAGACTATTCAATTAGTTTTGATGGCTTACAAGTTAATACAACGGTTGCAGGAGGTAGTTTTAATGTAGCAAGTTATGACAAGCTAAAACAACTAAAAAGAAATAAAACCCTATTAAATTGGAAAATAGAAGGTGCTATATTTCCAGTTGTAGATTATGGTAAATGCTATATTACAGAACTTTCAGAAGCTTCTGCAGTTGATGACTTTTTAACTTTTACAGGGGCAATGGTTGGTTACGGAATACCATTAACAACTACAAAAGGCGAGTTTGTTTTAAACGATGGAAATCCTGATGTAATATTAACAACGAACGAAGATGCTAACTTTATAATAAGAACAAAAGACGTATAATTATGCCAATTAATCCAGCCGACATAACGACAATAAGAGTAGGTGAGTTGCCTATTGATGAAATATTATTAACATCAAAATTTCCTATTGAAAACGATACTACTTTATACCAAGCGACACTTCAAGAATTAATTAATTTTATAAATATTAATGCAAGTGCTTTGCAATATGAAGTTAAAGAATTATGGGTAAATCAAACTTATATTGATAATAACTTTACTGAAACGGGATTAGGTACTAATTTAATGTTAGGATATGCTATTTGTAATGGTGATAACGGAACGCCTCCTATGGATGGATTAGTTTCAGTTGGTTATGGTACAAATTACAATGTTATAGGTGGGTTTGGTGGTGAGGCTACACATCAATTAGTTGCTGATGAGATTCCTGTTTTAGATTTGACTATTACAGCTTCTTCAGATGACAGCACAGAGGGTGATCCTTTATATTTCTTAATGACAGACAGAGCAAGTTTAGGTTTTAAAACCGTTACAGGTTCAGTAAACAAAACAAGCACTACAGATGCTCACAATAATATGCAACCTTACATTATTTTATTAAAAATTATGAAACTTTAAATTATGGCAATTAATCCAGATAATATTACAACGATTAGAGTAGACCAATTAGCAACAGCCGTTTTAAGCGTTGGTAATGAGTTTGCACATAGTCAGGGAACTGATTTAAAAAAAGCTACTATTCAAGATTTAGTTGATATAGTTGCTGCTGCTGTTGGTGCAGGAACTGGAGTAGGCTTTTTGCCAATATCTGTAACAGATGGACAACAATTACCAAGTGTTCCGACAGACCCTAGTTTCTTTTTATGCGGACCAGGCACCTACTTAAATGTAAATGGATTCCCTGATATTATTTGTACAGAAGAATTAAATGCTGTTATGTCGCTTTCAGATCATTGGGAAATAGCTGTTGAAATACCTATTAACTCAAGTGTTGTAATATCTCAAACTGTAACAGAAGGAGTTACTAATAAAACTCCTAGTGAAAACGCTGTATTTAATGCAATTAATGAAGTAGATTTAAATAAAGTTCTTACTGTAAACAACCAAACAAATGGTAAAGATATTCTTATTTCAAATAATGATAAAGTTTTATTAGACAATGGTGCTAACTTAAAAAAAGGCACAACTGATGCAGGATTAGGAGGTTCAAAGGGTATAGCCTTAAGATGTGCAGTTGATTACGAACTAAAATGGGAAGCTGGTAGATTATATGTAATGGGTGGTGATGGCTTTACTATTCGTGAAGTATCTCATAATTTTACAACTACACCAAGTAGCCTTGATGATATTACAAAAGGTTTTGTAATTGGTAGCCGATGGATTTTAGACGATGGAGATGTTTATGTTTGTACCGACCCTGATGAAGGTAGTGCTTTATGGGAGTTACAAAGTGCAGGAGGTGGAGTTCCTTACACAGGCGCTACTCAAGATGTTAACTTAGGAGAGTTCGGGTTATTAACTGGAAATATAGAGTTTGATAATACACCTACAAATATACCTACTACTGCGGGGTCAATGGTTTGGAATGATACTGATGGAACTGTAGATTTAAAGCTAAAAGGTGCAAATGTAACTTTACAAATAGGTCAAGAATCAGTTATTAGAGTAGTTAATAAAACAGCCACAAATATAAACTTATTAGAAGCGAATTATCAAGCTGTTAGAGTTACAGGAGCGCAAGGGCAAAGATTAAAAGTAGATTTAGCGCAAGCTACAAATGATTTGTTAAGTGCTGAAACTATTGGATTAGTAACTGAAACAATAAACGACAATCAAGAGGGTTTCATTACTACAAGCGGATTAATTAGAAACGTAAATACTACAGGAAGTTTACAATCTGAAACGTGGGCTGATGGCGATATTTTATATTTATCTCCAACAGTTGCGGGTCAAGTTACAAAGGTTAAACCTGTAGCTCCAAATCATTTAGTTATTATTGGATATGTTGTTTCTGCACACGCAACACAAGGCTCTATATTTGTAAAAGTAGA